ATAAATTACCATCTAAATTGCCACCACCACCACCAACCATACTGTAATAAGCATCTTTTTTACCTACTGGTAATGATAATTCATTCCAGATGTACATCCATTCAGCATAATGTTTATCTATTTTTTGCCCTCCAATTTCAATTTCTGCATATTTTATTAAACGTAAACCATAATAGGGACAACATTTAGCTTCAGTAGTATTAACTACTAAATAAGCACGACTGATTAAATCACCATTTCTAGAAATAGTGCTTGTAACACGTTGTCCGTAACCTACAGAACCATTGAAAGTTTGTTGAATAGATTCTAAAGCAAAGTTAGTATGTCTGCGATATACTACTTTGAAAAAGGTAATTTGAGGATTACCTGTTAAATATACATCTTGAGCACCATAAGCAACGAGTTGAAGAAGACCACCGCCCATTTTATTTTTGTTCTTTCTATTATATTATTTAAGAAAAAAAATAAGTAATATATTATCTAATTGGAATACGCAATGCCACCCATACCAGATAATATACGTAATACGTTGTAATTTACAGCATATACTGATACCATATCAGCTGCATCACCATCTGATTGATATTCTAAATCTAATGTTGCAGAATCAATACGAGACATGTTTAGAGTGCCAGATGGTTGATGTTCTTCTGGTTTTAATGCAAAAGAATAAACATTGATACCAACGTTATTTGGTACATTTTCGTGATGTTGGAATGGTTGTACCATTGAAAAATACATACCATCGCGTTGAGCAAAACGATCATTGCCATTAAGTGTTAGTTTGGCTTTACTAATTAAATTGACTGGACTACCGGCTGGACCAACAAGATTGGCAAGAGTTGAATATTTTTTATCAGTCGGAGATGTAACTACATCTTTATCATTGGTATAATTAAACCAGTTATTTACGTCTCTAGAAGCACCTTCGGCAACCCATACTAATTCTTTAACAGGATGATTAAAGTTTAATTTAAGTTTTCTATTTGCTTGTTCTTTTCCAGTAAATTGTAATTGTTCGATTAAATATTCATGAGAAGATTGAGCGAATTTTCTACGTTCATCAGTATCTAAATAAACATAGTCTACCCATAAGGAAGCAGATAATGAGCCGGCTGTAGAAGCTACTTCGCTTGCATCTGCAAATTGAATATTTACTTTAACTTCATGATATTGTAAACCAATTAAAGGTAATGCTAAACCAACATTGCGGCAGAACCAAAATTCAAGAGGAACATACATAGTACCTACTGCAGCAGAAGTGCCACCCGGTCCACCAACCATATTGTAATAAGCTTGTTTTTTGCCAACAGGCATACTTAATTCATTCCAGATATACATCCATTCGCCATAATGTTTGTCTATTTTTTGACCGCCGATTTCTAATTCAACATATTTGATAGCGCGTAAACCAACCATTGGCGCTAATCCAGTAGAACCACTAGTTGACATTTCTAAATAAGAACGACTGATTAAATCACCATTTCTAGAAATGGTAGCTGTTACACGATTGCCCCAGCCAACAGAACCATTAAAAGTTTGTTGTATAGATTCTAAAGCAAAGTTAGTATGTCTGCGATATACTACTTTGAAAAAGGTAATTTGAGGATTACCTGTTAAATATACATCTTGTGCACCGTAAGCTACAAGTTGAAGAAGACCGCCACCCATTTTAATTTATACTTTCTTTTATACTATATAATTAGAAAAAAAAAAGAGAGAAAACTTAATTAGAATAGGCAAGACCGCCCATACCTGATAAAATACGTAAAACGTTGTAATTAACAGCATATACTTGCAAATTACCTGTTTTCTTTGTTGCATCTTCTATTTTTAATGCTAATACGGCGCTATCTATACGAGACATATTGAGAGTACCCGATGGTTGATGTTCTTCTGGTTTAATAGCGAAAGAATACACATTGATACCACCATTTTTAGGTACATTAGTATGATGTTGATACGGTTGAATTTTATCGAAATAAGTACCATCACGTGGAGCAATACGATCATTACCATTAAGTCTAATGTGTGCTGTAGTAACAGGATTTCCACCAAAAACAGTAGCGTCGTCATCCTTAGAATAATTATTCCATTGTAATACAGGATTTTTAGTAGTTGCGGATTTATCACCAGGCCATTTAGAAACCCATACTAATTCTTTGCAAGGATGATTGAAATTTAATCTAACTTGAGTATTGTATGATTCTTCACCGGTATATTGTAATTGTTCAATTAAATATTCATGAGATAATTGAGCGAATTTTCTACGTTCATCAGTATCTAAATAAATATAATCGACCCAAATATCAACTCTTGTAAGATCACCAATTGTTACAGCATTACCAGATGGTTCGTGTACTACTGAAGTATCAGCGTCGGCAGCTTTAAAATTAACAGCAACTTCATCTTTTTCAGCAAAATCAATTTTGAATTTTACTTCATGATATTGAAGAGCAATTAAAGGTAATGCTAATCCGACATTGCGACAGAACCAAAATTCTAATGGAATATACAATTTACTTGAAGCCGATGTTAAAACAGTAGATAAAGCACCACCATTTGCACCAACCATTTTATCATAACCATATCTTTTACCAGATGGTAAAGACAATTCATTCCATATGTACATCCAATCAGAATAATGTTTATCAATTTGTTGTCCTCCGATTTCAACAGTTACAGATTTTAATAATTTTAATCCAACATAATTTACATAATGATCTTTTGCTTGATCTTGAACATAACCCAAACCGGGTAATTCAACTTCTACATATGCTCTATTTATTAAATCGCCATTTCTAGATACAGTACAAGTTATTGAACTACCATATTGCGCTGTTCCATTATAAGTTTGCATAATAGATTCAATCGCAAAATTAGTATGACGTCTATAAACTACTTTGAAGAAAGTAATTTGAGGATTACCAGTTAAATATACATCTTGAGCACCATAGGCTACTAATTGAAGAAGACCACCACCCATTTGTTATTTTATCTTTTTATACTATATAAAAAGAAAAAAAATAAAGATAAACACAATATACTTAAAAGAATTATTATAAAAAGTTTATATAAGATGTTTAAAGATAAAACATCTAAAAAAAGATTGAATAATACAGAAAATTATAAAGATAAATGTACTTTAGATACAATGCATCATAATATAATTAAAGATTTTGAAAATAAGTCAAAAAAATATAATGAATATATTATTAACTTAGATAAATTAAATTTAAATAAAAATAATATAATGTCGAATATTCAAATATTATCAGAAAATAAAGATAATTTAAATACAAAAGAATATAATAATTTATGGAATTCAAATATCAAAATTAAAGAAGAAATATATAATATAAATCAAGAACTTAAAAATATAGAAAACTATAATGAAATAGATTATTATAAAGATACAAGTGATATATTATTTAATTATTATGATATTATTGAAAATCAATCTAAAAATAGTAATCTTGCAAAAAAAACTGTTCTTGATGCTTTAAATAATAAAAATGTTACACATGTGAATAATACAGATAAAACAAGTTTAGTAGATGAATATTTATCATTAACTAATAGTCAATATGTAAAAAAAAATTTAAATGAAAATATAGAAATATGCAAAGAATGTCATAATTCATTAACTTGTTTACAACATGAAGCAATTATGATATGTGAAAAATGTGGATACCAAGAATTATTACTTGTTGAGCAAAATAGACCGATATTAAAACAAAATGCTAAAGATACATCACATTTTAGTTATAAAAGAATTAATCATTTTAGAGAGTGGTGTAATCAAGTTCAAGGAAAAGAAAGTACCGATATACCAGATGAAATTTTTGAAAAAATTTTAAATGAAATAAAAAAAGAAAAAATTGAAGATACAAAAACAATAACTTATACTAAAATGCGGGAAATATTAAAAAGATTAAGAATTAATAAATATTATGAACATATAAATTATATTTTAAATAGAATTAATGGTATTCCTACTCCTCAATTTTCATCAGAATTGGAAGATAAATTATGTTTAATGTTTAGGGATATTCAAGCACCATTTTTAAAACATTGTCCCAAAGACAGGAAAAATTTTCTATCATATAGTTATGTTTTATATAAATTTTTTCAAATTTTAGGTTTAAATGAATATCTTAAATATTTTCCATTATTGAAAAGCAGAGAAAAATTATATTTACAAGATCAAATATGGAAAAAAATATGCGAAGAATTAAATTATCCGATTATTCCATCATTGTAATTATTTTAATTCTTTTTTAATTACTTCTCGTATATTAGTACTTAAATTTTTAACATATTTACTTGATAACTTCTTTAAAACTTTTTCTATTACTTTTTTATTTATTTTTTTACCTCCTCCTGTTAAAGAACCAAATGACGAATATGATGTATCTATGTGTCCTATATTTGGCATTTCATATCCAGGACTACTATAATCTCTTTGTAATGTATCAAATACTGTGTGTTTAGTTGGTTCAATAGATGATTCTAATACATATTTACTACATTCTCCATTTTGTACAGGTACAGCACAACCTCTACCTCCTTTTTTCATTCTATTTTCTAAAATATATAAACAATTAAATTTATTATTTTTTATAATATGTATTCATTTGATAAATTATTACAGTTATATTATAAAACTAAAAATTCAGAAACTTTTAAAAATAAATATGTAAATAATTTAGTTCATAATATT